CGTTTTCCCAGGTAAGATACAAGAATACATACCAGATAGCCAAATGAGCCGGCTTTACGTCCTCCAAAATACTTTTAAGGATATCGATATCCTCCGGAACACCGATAGGGCTCGTAAAAACGGCTTTTATTTTTCCCTCTACAAACGAGAGCTTGAGTAAACCGTTTTTCCAGCTGTCGGCTACCTCCTGGAGTAAAACGATATCGGCTTTGCTGGTTCCTACCCATTTGGCCCGGACGGTACTACGCCGGCTATCAAGACTCTGATTTTCACCGGGTATTATTTTCGCTTCTTTCTCAAAATGTTCCAGAGCTTTTAAGGTAGCGGTATCAAAATAATTGTTTCCGTACACCTCATCCAGGGCAGCGTTTACAGTGTCCAGAGTAAGACCAACACTGTTAAACAGTTCACGGATCCATTTATCTTTACGATACAGAGCGTGGAGAGTGTTTATCATATAATCTTTACTGAACATTTATAGTCACCGTCCCGAGTACAGGTATAGATTTATCCGGTATTGTTAATCTGCTGGCGGAATTATTAAGGAGTAAAGCGTCATAATCGCTTACGCCCTCACAATTCAGCAAAAGATTTCCGACTTTTGCCGGAGAAATATACTGACTGTTAAAAACAATGCTTGCAAAAAATTTTGTTACCAGTCCTTCAAATTCAGTTTTAATATCTGCTACTGTTCTGGTATTGTCGAGCTGTACTGTAACACTGATATTAACTGTAAGGGGATCTGCTGCAACTACGGTACAATATGCACCGATAGGAGCCTCTCCTAAACCGGTTCCGGCACTGTTCGGATCAATATATTCCTGACACCTTGCCACCGTTTCCGGACTGGGTACGAGTCCGTCGTCGTCAACGACCACGACCTGAACCGTATTATCTCCGTCCCACAAGGGAAAAACCTTACAGTCTCCGATTCCTGGAACTTCTTTTGCCCAGCGGCGGTAATGATAAACGTTTCCGCTGGTAGCCGGTTCCTGCAGCGCTTCGTAATAGCGTTCTCTTAGACTTTCGTCGGTTTCCTCGTCATAGCCGTCGCTTGTAACATCCGGATTAGTAACCTGGCTGATTCCCTGTATCGTTACAGGCATTTGTGTAATAATTCCGGCGATAACATTACCCTCGGAACCGCTTTTCACAGCTCGGATAGCAACGGTATCACCCTGGTTAACGTGTTTCGTCTCCAGTGATTCAAACTGTATATTTGTTTCGGTAGCAAACAGATCCCCAGCGTCGATATCCCCGGAGCCGCTAACTATTTGGATATATCCTGTTGCATACGTGGCAGCCTTACGGGTAAGGCCTTTACGCTGATAAATAAAGCGTTCCAAATCTGCTCCCGTCAAATTATCGACGTCCTGCAAATATTCGATTTTAAAACACTTATCCCAGAGCCGTTTAATACCAAAAGCCGCAGCTTTCAGGATATCCCAGACAGGAAACCCCTCCGTTTTTTGATAACTGTCGGAAACCTGATTCAATAATTCCTCGTGTACGGCCTCTACCGTAGTCGTTTTTAACTCAGTAGCCATATATAACCACCTCCTCTCCTGTATTAGTTTTTACCGTAAATGAAAAAGTACCCTTATCAAAATTCCAGTCGGAAACGCTGGCTACGTCTGGACACTTCGTAAGGATACCCTCATTAATACGCCTCATAATTTCCGCTACCTGATAACCTCTCGGTAATCGATAACCGACCAAATCCCGGAGATCCACGCCAAAAGAGGAGGTATAAACCTTGTATTTGTCTACCTCCGTACGGATAAAAAGCTCTATCCATTGTTTGATAGCGTCGATTTTACTGGGCTCGACGTTTTTACCGTCATTGATTACAAATTCTTTTTTCTCGTAATCAAATTTTATAGATCGTCCAATAGTGCCGGAAACGACAGTATCAGCCGTTTCGTCTACGGTAGCGATTTCTGTTTCGGTTAACGTTATCTCATCCGGAAACATTAGCTAACACCTCGCAATATATCGACAATGAAAAAATGCTGCCCGGATTCGTCCGGAACAACCATAACATAATCACCAACTTTCCAAACTTCATTCAAATGTACACGCCCGTTACATTCGATATCACCGTCAGCGTTATAATTACCGCCGCCTGGATTACAGCTGACCGATATTTTACCGCTCTGGCTCTGATTAGCCACATAATCCCGGAAAGTCGTTTCACGTTCCAGGATCTGATTACAAATATAAATCTGCCAGGCCTGTAACATAAATTTCCCAGACTGGATAGAAATAATCACCGGCGATAAACACTCGACTTTACCGATACAGGCGCCGATCGGTTTCGGATTATCTCTTTCCTTAAACTGTTTGGCCATTTCATACTCCCAGTTTTCCATGTTATACCTCCAAATCCAGCTCCATAACATGAGAGCGCCCGTTATATTTGTGAGTACAATTTTTTACTAAAAATGCTCCGACCAAATCGATATCCGGCTGATTAAATACCAACATCCTCCCGGATCTGACGGTATCGTCCCCGAAAAGAGTAACCTTAAAATCTTTTTTAACTTTGTTCAGATCCGCTAATTTTTTCTTAGCGATTTCTGCAGCCTGGGAACTCTTTTTATCCTCAATTTTTTCAACCTTAGTTAACAAACCAAAGGTTTTAATATTGTTGCTGTCCTCTGCCGTCGCTAAAATCTGCCGGTTCTTTTCCGAGGAGCTCACGACCATAACCCGGGTAGCCATTTCTTCGGCGCTGTAACTGCAGTTAAAGGAGCCGATAACCTTAGTTACATCAAAAGCGTTAACATTTGGCGCCGGTTTATACGTTGCGGTAATAATTAAATCCTCATATTTTTCGATATATAATTTATTATCCCTGACCTCCAGACGGTATTTAATACCGAGTTCTGCAGTAGCGAGTTTAAGTAAATCCTTAATGATGTCAGAGATTTTTACGCCGTTATAAATTTTGCTGATTTCTGTCGGAATATCCGTAACAGAGCCAACCGGGATACTGTTCTCGTTACATAACTTAGTAATCGCTCCCGAAACACTGATTTTATTAAACTGTATAATCGCCTCGGACTTATTAAGGTAATAGGCGTAATCGTAGCATTTATAGGAAAGCTGGGTAAAATGGCTGTGAGTTTGCGCCATAATAACACCGAAAAACACGGTTTTACCGTTATTGCTCATAATAACTTTACCGCCGATTTCCAGGCGATTCTTATTGTAATTCGTGTCCAAAGGATTATTCAGTAAATCAAAACTCAGCTGCATACCCAGTGATTCGATATTATCGCTCCGGGTATAGTTTGCAGTTACGGGAGTAATGTTTTTTGAAACACCGTTTTTATCAATATACGTAAGTTTAATCATGAGCTCAAACCTCCGGCTCCGGTAACCGTTCTGTATTCCGTCAATTCCAGCCGGTAATGATAATCACCGACATTATCGACGTTGTAAACAAAATCATTAACCAGAGCAGCCATAGACAGATAAACACTGCCGTTTGAATAAACTACCGTAATCCGTATCGGCTTATAGGCGAGCTGATTTTTCTTAATAAAGTTAATTACCGTTCCGGCCCCGTCACCGTTCGGCCTACACCAGGAGTATTTTAAAGGAGTAGGAGGTAAAATACTCTCCAGCTTCAACGACCGGGAACCCATAGGCCCGATTACAGCCATATCTCCTAAAATACCGTTAAACGTCTCGTTGTTTTGTGGGCTGTTCTGTTCCGGCAAATTTGCAGGAACAACGGGTAAAACCACCTTTTCGCTGTCAGACGCCAAAACGATATCGGCCTTTCCCGGCTTACCGAGTACAGAGGGGACGAGGATAGAAAACAGCTGACTGATAGTAGCGTTCAATATAATCACCTCCTACATATTAGCCAGGGCTGCGACAATACGATCCGTAATTACCCGGCCACAGTCATTATAAAAATCTTCATTACCGATAACGTTCCCGGCAATAGTAAGATTCAAATTAATAACCGGCGCTGATTTTTGAACCGTTTCCGCTGCCAAATCATGAGGTATGATCTGAGAGCCACTGGGGAGCGTAATTAATTCGCCACGGTTACCCTCGTTAACATAAGTCTGGCCACCCTGGAAATAACTTGTACCGGTAGCGTTATGGGGGACGTCTTTACGTTCTTCCATTTTCCGCTGGTGGTAATTTACGATCGTATCGATAGGATGAGCGATAAAATTTTTAAAATCCTGCCAATAACCTTTTAACCTGTCAATGCAGCTATTAAAAGAGGCAACAATGCTTTCCCAAACGTTCGACACTGTCGTTTTTATAGCGTTCCATGCGTTTACAAACCAGTTTTTTATGGCGTTAATTGTGGGCCCGAAATAAGCCACGATTTTATCCCAATTTTGATAAAGCAATACCAAAGCCGCAACTACAGCAGCAACTACAGCAGCAACAGCAATAGCAATTAAACCAAGAGGATTTAAACTCATGGCCAAGTTAAACAACAGAGTAGCGTTTTTAGCAATGGTAATAACAGTGCTCAATACCTCGAAAGCCTTAATCACACCGGAAACAACATTAAAAGCTAAAAACCCAGCCGCCACCCCGGCTATAACTGGAGCAAAGGCAACTAAAGCGTTATAAACCATTTTTAGTATGGGAAAAGCAGTTTTAAAAGCAGTTATCGTAACCGTAATCGCACTGGGTAATGCTTTTGCTAATTGCACGATAAATAATTTAATATCGGGTAAAACCGCCTTAAATTCTTTAGCTATCGTATCAAACACCGGAAGGAGCGCACTTTGAACCTGAGGCAATACGTCTCCGAAAGCGGCCCACAAATCGGCCTTAACCGGCAACAATTTTTTACCAAACTCCTCCAGCATATCACCGTAAGCGTTCATAGCCTGTGTTTGTCTGCCTACGTCCGTTTTTGCCATAGCAGCGTTAACGCCGCCCACATTATTAGAAAGCACCTTAGCGATAACAGCAGCCCTTTGATTAGCGTCACCGAATTTTATCGCCTGTTTTTCTTCTTCTGTCATTGTAATACCAACCCGGGATAATGCTCCGGCGTTTCCGGTATACGCTTTACCGATCATGTTAGCGATATTAACGGCGTCCTCCTGGGTAGCGTTATAACCTTTGGTTTTTGCCAGTAAGTCAAGCATAGAGGCACTTACCGTCTTGATCTGCTCGTCATTCATTTGGAATGTAGCCAGCTGGGCCATACCTGCCAGCGTGACCTCATCACCAATTACACCCAGGTTTTGGAGTTCTCCAGCGTATGCTTTAAGACTCGTAGCAGCTTTTTGTACCCCGTCTGCTCCACGGGCCTGAATACTGGTTACGTTTTTTAAAACAGCCTCAAGCTGTTGCTCGGCAAGGATTTGTTTTTCCGCTAAAGCCATACCCTCAGATCCTAAGGTTTTAATACCGGCAATAGCCCCACCAACTGCGAGGCCGGCCAAAGATACACCAAAGGCAGCTACACTTTTGGCAGCCGTTATAAAAGTACTGTTAGCTCGTGCTCCAAAATCAGCAAGACCGTTTTTAGCTCTGTTTAATTTTTTAGTAGTGTCCTTAGTCGCTTCACCGACTTTTTTTATTGGCGCCGAAAAATAATCCGTTAGTGACAGCAGGACGTTAATGTTTTTAGACGCCATTTTAACCTCCTTGTCTTATCTCCTTTATAGCGTTTTCGTTAGCTTCAATGTGTAATTCCATTGAAGCCTGTAAAAATGTTTTTTCTAAAAAAGTCAGAGTTTCGAGCTCTTTTAAACTATAACCTTTTTCAAGATAATAGCTGAACATACTCAGCTCTCCGTCTGACTTGATGAGTTTTTTACAGTATCCAGTAGTTCGGCAAAACCATACAAATCCAGGATTTCCACGGCGATATTACGAATTTCTCCGATATTATCCTCTAATACTGCGGTAACTACGTCGTAAGGCTCGACACAGTCATAGGCTTTCTGCAGTTTTTCATCATGGAATAAAGGAATACAAAGATAAAGTAATCGTTTATAAATATCCATTGTTTCACTGAATTTAATCTTATCGGTTTGCAAATCGTCCAAAATATCAGATACAGCGCCTAAGGGCTGTTTAACGATAGTGAAGCTCATACCCAGCGAGGGTACGTTGACAACTTTAACCCCAAAATTATCCTTGTCTCGCTGCATTTTTCTTTCCAGCAGAGCCTCGAGCGTAGCTTTTTTTAACTTTTCTTTATTCATAATTGAATCCTCCTAAATAAAAAATCCCTGCCAAAAAATTGATAAATATCAATAAAAAATAAGCAGGGATTTGAGAATGGCTATTAATTTTTTATAAAATCTTATCCAGATAACGGAAACCGCCAGCCTTAAACGGAACAGATTCCTCGGAAACGGTGGCGTTCTCGAACTGCATGAGCGTAGCTTCGTCGAAAGTTACGTCGTAAATTTCCACACGTTCGGAACCGTTGGCGTCCGGATCTGCCAGGCGACCGACCAGTTTAATCGGCGGCATAGAGCCGGTAACCATTCCGTTAAGGATGAGATTAACGAGGTACGTATCCGTTTTGTGTACGACGATAGTACCGGCCAGCGAATATCCGAGATAACGCTGCTGTTCGCATAATTCGCCGTTAATCTCTACGGCTTCGTATTTCAAGGTAGCTTTGGCCTCAAAGCTCTTAACATTAGCCAGGCGT